ATTTGTGCTTGAAATATCGTATCATATGTATCAGAATGTTGGATTTTCGCAAAATGCAGGTTGGCCATTTTTTGCTAAAGTATGCCGTCGAATTATGAAAAGGGATTTGGTCTAAATTCAATCGGACATTTTTCTCCGATTGAATTTTTGAAATATTGCTAAATAATTTGGAGGTGGTGTATAATTTTGGAGGAAGATGGTCGTCAATCCAAGTTGCGATATTTTAATTCATTGTTAACACGCATGTGATTGCGAATCGTATAATTTGGCTGCATGTTTCGAGCGGATCATTGTCGGGGAGTTCAATTGTTTTTCAGTATGTCCATATTAAAATTTGTTTGGATAAATGTTTCGAGGTAATTTTCTCTAAATATTTCGCGCTTTCCCTCGTGTTTTTTGGTGAAAATATATTCATCGCCTTGTTTTTTTACCGCCCATCCCTTCTCAATCGCATTCATCACAAAGACCATACATTTCAATTGTTTTGGATTGACGTCGACGGACTCTGATACATCTAGATGAATGTTAGTGGAATTGGGCATATTTTGAATTGTATATATTGTGAGAGATACTTAATAATTGCGTTTTCTGCGCGTCTTGTTCTTCTTGGTTCGGTTCGATCTTTTGGTTTTCTTTCTAGGGGACGTTTTAATTACATATCGTCGTTTCTTGGTTATCTTTGTACGTATGCTACCGTTTATTCTAGAGTTTTTTCCACCAAGTGATAACCCATTGTTACGTATAGTAGTTTCAAAAGTATTAAAAAGGCCTATATTTCGTAATACCATCGAATTATAATTTCTAATTCTCGAAACATTCATATTATCGAATTCTCGAATATAATTTGCATAAACAAGAATGTCTATAAACTCTAAATCCAATACAAATTTTGATTTCTTCATATGTCCATATTGTATTCCGCCAACCAATGTTATATACTTAAGAATCGTCTGCTTAACATTGTTTATCCAATTTATTTTATCTGTAGATACATAATATGATACCCCCTCCGACGAAATCCAATTAAAACCTTCGTATAGGAGGGGTAAAACTTTTTTTAAATTGATATCACTCGCATCGTATGTAAAATTATAAAGAGTCAACAGGTTGGTTGGGGGGGTATTTCCTTTTCTAATTTGAATACCAAGTTCATCGAGCATCTTTTTGTTAAAATTATCTGCGTCAATATTTACTACTTTGTTATGTATTTCAAACATAATGTTTATCATTTCCGTCAAATTTGTCTTGTGTTGATCATAAGTTTCGTAAACAGCACTTTCTCTAGCTAGAATGTCTACAAACACTGGAACTAAATTTGTTCCGACAATTCGCCGTATTTGTTCATATCTAATAAGCTCAGATTCTCCAAATGATATTATGTCTTCTACTGAAAAATTAAGTATTTCTAATATATAAAGTTCGTTTGATTCGTTGAGCGGTCTCTCGCGTATAGAGTCTAATATATTTATCGCATCAAAGACAATATTATAAGCATTGCGATTGATGTCCTCTCCAGTAGTCTGGGTTACTTGACTTTTGATAATTTTTTCGAATTTTTCAGTCTCAGTTATGTTTGCATCTGTCATCTCCTCGGGTAAGACAAAATTTGTGATATATTGATTTCGGGTGATCAGTCCGTTATCATTTGATACTAATTTGTTATCCCCACTAATCAAGCCATCTATTTGTATGGGGGCAATGATCATATGTGAATACTTAGCAAATTCAGTTACAATCGCTGATATAACAGTTACTTTATGCACATCTACCTCGGCCTGTGTCGATTCATCACGACTAGATGCAATCGTTTTTTTTAATTCTGCACTTGCTATGACCGCCGCTTTAAACTCTTCACTTAATTCACCTCCTATCATAAACCCATCATTATTATCCATACCTCCGCCAAGTAATCTAATATCACCACTACCACCATTTTCCTTATATTTTGCACGAACATCAAGAGACAAGTCAACGAATTCTTTAAGACCATTCACCATGAGCTCTATTTTTGAAGGCGGGCTTTCGCCGGATTTATCTTGCATCCATTCTGCAATTCGATCTTGTGTAAATGCGTTATACTTCGCGATTTTATCCCGACTGAATATATCGGCGATTGTTCTAACAGATTCGAAAGAAGATACCATTTTGTTTAATACCTTGAGTAAACCTTCTGTGTTAGTTAGCAACCTCTCCATAAATGCATTTGCATTAGCCACGTTTTGCGGAACACTATATAATTTCGATATTATAGAAAGAATTTCTTTCATATCGTAATATCCATTTTGAGTTCCGGACGATTGTGATCCGTCAGCTCCGCCGATATAAGTTGTTTGCATAACTATCATAAGCGCCTTCCAATTTGTGGCTCGACTTATTCGTGGGAATCCTTTTCCAACCAATGTATCTGCTAATAATATATAATTCGGATCTTTATCTGCATCTAATAATTTTGATAATTTTATAAGAATCGTGTCCAAATCAAAATTTATTATAAATGGCCAATTAGCAATTCTTCGCGCTAGCAAGCGTAAAAAATCCTGCGTGATGCCGTCTGCTGGTGCAGGTTCTGCTATTAAAGTTAAAAGAAACACTCCCGCATTGTCCAGGTCGCTAATCGGAAGTTCCGCGAGCCTCTGTGCAACGTCCATTTCCAAGAATTGTCGAGCATTTGTGTATTTATCACGATTAGCCATATATTTTTTTATTTTATCCTGCACCCCGGTTAATATATTTAGATAAGAACTCGTCATATCAAACTCAATATAAAGCGCAGCATGACGGTCGTATTTATCATCTGACCCAAATCCTGTAAATGTGTCCATTATTAATTTAGTCCCTTCTACAAAAATATTCTTTTCTGCGGCTAATAGACGTGCAGTTAGTGGACGCTCTTCAATAAGATATACTATTTTAAATTTAAATCGTCCCTCTCCGTTCGGCACCAGAATCAGATAAAACACACTTTCAGCCGACGCACCGTTCGCCGCAGCCCACACGGCAGTATTACCAACAGCAGCCCATGCAGCACTGTTGGCCGCAGTCAACCCAGATGCAAAATCCGCAAGACTGGTCGCGCCGTCAGACGCAGATATTTGAATGGCTTCCATTATTTCACCAAAAACAACATGCGAAGAATCTCCTGAAAATTTTATCATACTCCAGCCGCGTGCGATTCGATCTGGTGCAGGAACAGCAGAAACGGCACTAATACCAGCATGTCCATATTTAAATAGTTTATCAATTTCGTTCGCACATGCGTTTTGAATAGGGTCTTTATTATTCGCATTTCGGGCAATTATACCTGCGCTTTTACCAATTGCTTTCGTCATAGCTTGAGCGACCATTGATTGTGTAGTTACATATTGGACGCCGCCACTTAAACCGCGATTATCGATTTGAACTCCAAATGGTTGATTACCATATGAGGAATAAACGCGCGTGCATAAGGTATCTATATATATTAGGTTTTCGTTATTGGGTTGAGTGTTCCCTCTATAACCAAATATAGGGTTTGTAAAATAATCATCATTATTTTTAGCAAAGGACTCAAACCGAATTTGAGATAATTTATTCATAGCAGGTAGGTACTCAGAACGGTTTCCGGACAAAAATGAGTCTGATATAAGCGATTCATCGCAATATATCATTAATTTACACCACAAGTAATTAATATTGATTACATTAATTTGTTCAATGTCGACAGAAGTTAACATGTCGGCTGCTGATTCTGCTTGACCGTTTATAGCTTTTATAACTTTTGCACTCAAACCGATCAAGGTCTGCATACCAATGGGGGGCAGTATAATTCGTGTTATATATACAAACATCAACAAATCGTAATTAAAATATGCTGTGTATTTTAGTCTTGCATCCGCTGCAGAAGCAGCATATAATTGTTGACCGAGTCCGCCATATCCCGCCAGTGGGTTTCTAAACACAGCCGCCCCCACCACTGCTCGATTATGATATTCAATAAACGATTTCAAAGACATAGTTGCTTGGTCAAATATATTATTTAAACCCGGAATTCCAGTTCCAGAAAAACAATCACGAATGTAACACGTAAATCGGTTATCGGGAATCGTATATGGTATCAATCCTTCAGGTGTCCCTCCCGGCGATACCATGGGATTGTGTAACTTAACGCATTTACCCAAACTGGAAATGGTGTTTAGAATGTGTATACTCGGGTTAGTGTTGATAGTAGTCGATAGTAGTATTTGGTCCTCCCAGGTTGACGGTTTTCCCTTGGTTGAAATGAAGATTTCATCGTGAACCTGATCTAGTGTAACATCTCCACTTACGACATCTGGTATATTACCACTACCAGTAGGAGCCACACCTTTAATAAATGTTGCACCATATATAGACATGTTGTGTCTACCTGCTAATGCGGCCATATTTAAAACGTTATATATTAGATGCACAATTTATTCACAGTAAATACGAATAAAACTAATCTGAACCATAACAAACATAAACAATATACATCATATTCTCCATATTATATTGAAAGATGTCCAAGAATGTCCAGCATAAACAAATGACGTCATTGGATGAAAAACACAGTGAATTATTAACTCAATTTCACGAAAACGAGACGACTTATATACCTAAATTGCACGAAGAAATAGAACAATTAAAATCACAATATCAAACCTTACCCAAATCACAGATAGAAACGCGCTTAGATATCAAAGACCAGGTCCATTCAAAGAAAGCAGAAATTAAACGATTGAAGCATCAGCGAAATCGATATCTCCTAGACAATTCTCAATACATTTTCGACTATTTCGAGCAGAAGAAGCAGATTTCGTCGGGCGAACCGGCGCAAAACGTCACCGTTCTCAATTCCTTCTTTAAGGTCAAATCAAAAAATCCAGAGCGCCAAGATATAGACAAATACAGCCAATCCAAGAAAATGTATCAAGAATACTGGCGAAACGTAAATCGTGAGTTTACAAACCCCCACGATTACATCATGTCATGCGATTTATGCATGGCCTGTAGTAAGGGGGAAATGGTCCCCCAGGACGAAGAGGGTATTATGATATGCAACAATATGATGTGTGGGCAATTCATCACTTATATTGTAGATAGTTCCAAGCCAAATAACAAGGATCCGCCAAATGAGGTCTCATATACGGCATATATACGCCTCAATCATTTCAAAGAGATTTTATCGCAATTCCAAGCAAAAGAAACCACTCAGATACCGGAAGAGGTAATTGAAGCGATTCGTTCGCGCATCAAGAAGGAGCGCATTACGGACATGAAATTAATCAATTACGATAAGATGCGCGAAATTCTGCGCAAATTAGGTCTGAACAAATATTTCGAACACATTCAATATATCAATTCGATTTTTGGTGTAAAACCGCCCATTATGAACGAAGAATTACACGAGACGTTGTGCGTGTTGTTTATCGAAATACAGAAGCCGTGGGCCGTCCATTGTCCCGCAAATCGAACCAATTTTTTCAATTACACATATACTTTGTATCAACTATGCACATTGTTGGAGCAAACACAATATTTACCATATATTCCAATGATGAAAGACCGTGAAAAACAGTTAGAACAAGACATGATATGGAAGAAAGTGTGCGGCGAATTAGATTGGGAGTTTTTCCCGACGGTTTAGATTGAACTCTGCGTCTTCTGGAGCGATCTGTAGCCGAATGCGAAGGTGAGCGACTGAACGCAGGATATATGCGAAGCATGTCGAAGGAGTTCGGAGTTATTATATACGTATATATCATAATAACGGTTTTATTATGATATATATTCGAATACGAATGGTTACAGTATTGTGTTTACTGATCATTGGTAGTATCATTTATTTTGAGTTATCGCTGAATAAATCAAATGAAAAATTCACAGAAAAAACTCCAAAGGTCTTATTCACATGCACCACA